TCTTCAGAAGTCGGACATTGGGCTCAAGATTAATAAGGATGCAATCTGTTATGTGCCATCCGGTATTCTTGATGCAACCCGTAAGCGTGTTCTATCTCCGCTTCATAAGGCAATTAAGCCCGTAAATCAACTGCGCATGATGGAAGACTCATTGGTCATCTATCGTCTTGCACGTGCTCCGGAACGCCGCATTTTCTACATCGACGTGGGCAATCTTCCCAAGGGTAAGGCGGAAGAATATATGCGCACCATCATGAACCAATACCGCAATAAGCTGGTATATGATGCATCAACTGGTGAAATTCGCGACGACCGTAAACATATGTCGATGCTTGAAGACTTCTGGCTTCCTCGCCGCGAGGGCGGCCGCGGTACTGAAATCTCTACGCTTCCGGGCGGAGAGAACCTAAGTCAGATTGACGACATTCTGTTCTTCCAAAAGAAACTCTACCGTTGCTTAAATGTACCGATCGGGCGCATGGAGCCAGAAACTCCATTCAGCCTTGGTAGAAGCACGGAGATTTCACGTGATGAGGTCAAGTTCCAGAAGTTTGTCGACCGTCTGCGCAAGAAGTTCTCGATCATGTTCTTTGATCTACTTCAGACTCAATTGATGCTCAAGGGTATCATTACAGAAGAAGATTGGCCGCAGATTCGTGAGGACATGACGGTTGACTTCCGTCAGGACAATTACTTTACTGAACTTAAAGAAGCTGAAGTCCTTACCGGACGTATTGAACTCCTGAATGCTGCACAGCCATTTATCGGCAAATACTTCTCCGACACATGGGTCCGCCGCAATGTTCTCCGTCAGACCGACGAGGATATTGAGATGATGGATGCCGAAATGAACAAGGATGGTTCTGCTCAGGCGGCTGAAGAACAAAGAATGGCAGAAATTGAAGCTATGGCAAATCCGGCACCGGAAATGCCTCCGAGTAAGTAGTGTTTAGTTACAAAAACATATAAATAGCTTCATAATGAATAACGATATTACCACAATGATTAAAGCATTGGCGTCCGGGAAAGCCTCGGAAGCCAATGAGAACTTTACTCGCGTGATGACATCTAAGATTAATGCCGTTCTTGACGACCGCAAGGTATCTTTGGCTTCGGAACTTTACAACAAAAAACCAACTGCAGAAGTTAAATAAAATGAACTTTTTCGAAACAGTCCGTAAAATTTTAAATGAGGCGAAGCTTCGCCAGGCGAAGGATGACTACGTGGATGATTACAACAGTCCCGAGGGTCACGCTGAGCGCGCAAGGTGGGTTGCAATGGGCGCAAAGGCGGATCAGCATAGCAAAGATGCCCACAAGTTCTCTGCAATGGGTGATCATGCACAGGCTGAACGCTTTCATAAAGCAGCATTTAATGCACATTATGCAGCTGCAAAGGCTTCATCTACTCGTGCTAAGCTGCAATATCATGAGCATATGGCGACACATCATGCTACAATGGCTAGCCACCACATCACTCATGGAAAATGAACTTTTTCGACACTGCAGAAGTTAAATAACATGCAAGACTTCATTAATTCGGTTCGTTCGATGATTACAGAAGCGTCCGGTGATGATTATGCGCATGATGCAACCAACATTGCAAACTCACATTCTCAGCACGCTACTCATAAAGAGTATCACAAGCAAGCAAGCAAGATGCATCAGTTTGCTCACGACCGCCACGCCGAACGCCAGTCTGTTGTAGGCGGCAAATATCACGGTTTACTGATGCAGCATCATAAGAATATGATGACGTATCATGATGCAGAAGCACAATAATTTTAAATGAAACTCATCACAGAACATCTCGATAGTGACATCGGTTACATTACCGAAGGCGTCGGTGCAGAAAAGAAAACCTATGTTGAAGGTGTTTTTATGCAAGCCGAAAAAGCCAACCGTAACGGTCGCATCTATCATTACCGTGTTCTTGCTCCAGCTGTAACAAAGTATGTAAACGAGCAAGTCGCTACGGGTCGTGCAGTTGGTGAATTAAATCATCCAGATGGTCCTACCGTGAACCTTGATAAGGTCTCACATCGCATTACTTCTCTGAAATGGGACGGACATAATGTAATGGGTAAGGCGCTCATTCTCAATACTCCGATGGGTAATATCGTAAAAGGTCTTGTTGAAGGCGGAGTTCGTCTTGGTGTTTCAAGCCGTGGTATGGGTTCTCTGGAACGCAGCGGTGGCATCATGGCAGTAAAGCCAGACTTTGTTCTTTCTACTATTGATATTGTTCAAGATCCTTCTGCTCCAGAAGCCTTTGTGAATGGTATCATGGAAGGCGTTGAATACTTTGTTCGCGGTAATGAAATCATTGCCGAGAAGATTCAAAAAGAAATCAACCGCACACCGTCCAAGCAGCTTATTGAAGCTCAGGCACGGGTGTTTAAAAACTTTCTCGATGCAATTGTTCTCAAATAATTGCTCAAGACTTTCTATTATGGGTAAAGCTGAAGATGCTAATTATGGTAACGTGAATACATCCAAGGTGATTCGTGAATTAACGGAGACTGATCACAAGCAATTCTCGCTTGGTATCCTCTCTAAACTTTAACCACTATACTATTATAGTAGGCTAAATCTAAAACAAATATGTCACACACATCAAAAGGTCAAGTCGATCTCATTGAAGACATCACTGTTGAGGAACTACTTGCTGATGGACTCGTTGAAGACGTTGAAGTTTCTGGCGAGGAACAAGGCAAGAAGAAGCTTGATGACAAAGAAGGTACCGCGGATGCTCCAGTAGCAAATGCAGTACCGGTGGGTGCTCCTGAAGCGGATGCTGTAAAACCAGCCGCCGATGCAGTTGCGTCCGCAGTAAGTGCTGCTCCAGTGGCGATTGCGCCACATTCTCTGGGAAAACCAGAGTCTCCAGCACTTGCACCAGAGGTTCAGAAAGCAGCTGATTCAGTAAACGCGGCAATTGCTGCGGCTCCTGAAGCAGAAGCTCCACAAACCAAAGCTGGGCTCATCAACGCAATGTACCAACATATGTCGTCCATGAAGACTGAGGATCTCGCTAATGTTTACAGCTCTTTAAAATCTCCAAAAGAGATGCCAGAAGCTGAAGAACCAAAGGCAGGATCCGAAGACGATTCCGAAGCTGAAAAAGCCGACGAAAAAGGTGAAGACGAACAGCAACCAGAAGCAGAGAAATCTGCTGCTGACAAAGCTGAAGATGACAAGGAAAAGGAAGATAAGAAAGAGGAAGATGACGTTAAGGAAAACCTTGATGTTCTCTTACAGGCCGAAACCTCTCTTTCAGAGTCTTTCCGTTCTAAAGCATCTGAACTGTTCGAATCAACTGTTAAGGCCAAACTTGCAGAAGAAGTCTCCCGCATCGAGGAAAATTACCGCTCCCAACTGGATGAAGAAACAACTAAAATTGCTTCTTCACTCTCAGAAAAGGTCGACAGCTATCTTAGCTATGTCGTAGGTACCTGGATGGAAGAGAACAAAGTTGCAATCGAATCTGGTCTACGCACCGAAATCGCCGAAAATTTCATTAACGCATTGAAGAATGTGTTCACTGAAAGCTACATCGAAGTTCCACAGGGCAAGGAAAATCTTGTTGATACACTCAATAAGAATGTTGCTTCCCTCGAAGAACAGCTGATGAAGGCAACCGAATCCAACATGAAACTCAATGAGTCTGTTAACGCCCTCAAGCGTAATCAGATCCTTGCTGAGGCTTCAGTCGGTCTTGCTTCAACAGAAGCAGTCAAGCTCACCAGTCTGTCAGAAGGTATTGATTTTGAAGATGCTGAATCTTTCACAAAAAAGGTTCAGTCCGTCAAAGAATCATACTTCCGCAAGATTGTTAAGAAGTCCAAAGAAAATGAAGTAGAAACCGCCGTACTCAACGAATCAGATCACGAAAATGACCTGACTCCCGTAATGGCAGCATATTCTTCAGCAATTACCCGCACACTCAAGTCATAAACAATTTAATCCTAATAAGGAATTAACTCATATGTTCAACTCAGAAAAACTCCAAGAAAAGTGGAATCCTATCATCAACCATAAGGATCTCCCAGCAATCAAAGATAACTACCGCCGCTCAGTCACAGCGTGCATTCTTGAAAATCAAGAAAAAGCACTCCGTGAAGAACGCGCTCAGTCGTCTTTCCAAGGTCTCAATGAGACTGCAGCTAATGCAACTGGCTCAGGCGTAGCAAATTGGGATCCAATCCTGATCAGCCTCGTCCGCCGTTCAATGCCAAACCTGATCGCCTACGACATCGCTGGCGTTCAACCAATGTCTGGCCCAACTGGTCTGATCTTCGCAATGAAGAGCAGATACTCCACACAAGCTGGAACTGAAGCCCTCTTCAATGAAGCCAATTCAGCATTTGCTGGTAGTGGTTCACAGGCTTCAAATTCTTCTTCACTTCCAGCCGTTACAGGCGGAAGCGGCGCTGATGCTGATGGAGTTCATAACTCCTTCGCAGTTGGCACCGGTATGACGACAGCAGAAGCTGAAGCTCTCGGTTCCGGTTCTTCCGGTGCTGGTGAATTCGGCGAAATGGCATTCAGCATCGAGAAAGCAACCGTGACTGCAAAGACACGCGCCCTCAAGGCTGAGTACACGATGGAACTTGCTCAAGACCTCAAGGCCGTCCACGGTCTCGATGCAGAATCTGAGCTTGCTAACATCCTCTCTGCTGAAATCCTCGCTGAAATCAATCGCGAAGTTATCCGCACAATCAACGTGAAAGCCAAACTCGGTGCACAGCAAGCAAATATGGCTGCTACCGGTACCTTTAACCTTCTCACCGACTCCGATGGTCGTTGGTCCGTTGAAAAGTTCAAGGGTCTTCTTGTTCAAATCGAACGCGAAGCAAATGTGATCGCAAAAGAAACACGTCGTGGCAAGGGTAACTTCATCCTCTGCTCTTCAGACGTTGCAACCGCACTCGCGGCTGCTGGCGTACTGGATTACTCTCCAGCCCTCAGCACAAACCTCGAAGTTGACGACACCGGCAACACCTTTGCTGGTGTTCTCAATGGTCGTACCAAGGTTTATATTGATCCATATGCTACCGATGACTACGTCACCTCTGGCTACCGTGGAACAAATCCATACGATGCAGGTCTCTTCTATGCTCCATACGTTCCACTCACAATGGTACGTGCGGTTAACCCAGGAGATTTCCAACCACGTATCGGATTCAAAACCCGTTACGGCATGGTCGCTAACCCATTCGCTGAATCAACTTCAGTGAACGGCGTTGGAACCAATCGCGCCAACAGATACTTCCGCATCTTCGCGGTCAAGGGTATCTTGGACAATGGCTAATCAGTCTCGGTATCTCTATTGATACCGGTTTTTAAAGAGGGGAGTCTGAAAAGGCTCCCCTTTTTAGTTTATAAATACTTGTATGAATAACCTTACCCAGAACAAAAACTACCTTTCACCAACCGGGTTTAAGGTTACCATTGCTTCGAATGAATTTGCAAATTTAGAATACTTTTGTACCTCTACGTCAATTCCAGCACTAAGCATTGGAGAAATTGCCACACCGTTTCAATCACAGCAAGCATATGTTCCTGGCGATCGTTTAGAGTATGCTCCCTTTGAAATGAATTTCATCCTCTCCGAAAACATGGAGAATTACATTGAAATCTATAACTGGATTCGTGCAAACACACAGGAAAATAAATTCAAGTATTGCGATATTATTCTTCATATTTTAACATCGTCGAATAC